ACTATATATAAGTAACGTATCTTTTTTTTTCTAACAATGAAATGGATACCTAATTCGTCTGTAGAAAAGTAAAGATAAATAACTACAACTAATCTTAGGCAAACCCTTCGGCTGTAGTTTTCATCTTTAGGAAAAAAAAGAATAAAACAATTAAATAAACTTATATTTGTATGAAAGAAGTAATAGTTGAGCTGAAAATAAACGAAGATAGCGATAACGGAGTATCTACAATATCATTTGTAGAAAATCCCGCAATACAAGAGGACTTTATGTTTTTTAATAGCGACGAAGTTGTTAAGATGCAAGACTTAGACTCCGAAAAAAGAATAGTTACCGGTATCGCTATGATACCCGACAAGAAGATTTTAAGACGCACAGCGGACGGACAAGACTATTTTGTATACTTTAGTAAGGAAACAGTCAAAAGGTCATCAGAACTCTTCTTTATGCGTTCAAATCACACAGGAGCTACTATCTCTCACAGTAAATTTATTCCCGATGGTGTTACTGTTGTAGAATCATGGATTGTAGAAAATCCAAAATTAGATAAATCTCTACATTTAGGGTTTAAATCTGTACCTGAAGGAAGTTGGATAGTTTCGTATAAGGTTGACAATGATGAACTTTGGCAGCAAATAAAAGACAAAAAAGTATTAGGATTCTCAATAGAGGGTACTTACAAGCCCGAAATATCTAAGGACGATACTAAGTTAGAAATGGAATGTTTAGAGTTGTTAGATTCCTGTATGAATGATGACGATATTATTAAAGCAATAAAACAAAAACTTGAATTAAAGTAAATAATAAACTTATAGTAATAACCAAACAAAAAAATAAAAAATGGAGAAAATGACATTAATTGAAAAACTTAAACTTGCATTTACTGAAGAAGCACCTGTAGAAGAGGTGGTTACGGAAGAGGCGGTTGTCGAATTTTTAGAGGTTAAAACAGCGGACGGAGTATCTTTAAAGGTTGCAAAACTTGAAGAAGGCGAAGTTGTAACTGTAATTACAGGAGAAGGCGAAGAAGCTACTGAAGAAGTAAGCGTTGCAGCCGATTACATACTAGAAGACGGTACTGTAATATCTGTTAATGAAGAAGGTTTGATTTCTAAAGTAGAAATAAAAGAAGAAGAAGCTACTGAAGAAGCACCTGTAGAAGAAAAGCTTGAAATGTCTGCTATTTTAACGGCTGTAAAAGAAGAGTTAAAAGGAGAAAATGATATTTTAATGAAGGCTATCGATAAATTATCTTTAGTTATTTTGGATCAGGAAGCTAGAATTGAAAAATTTGCAAAATCACCTGCAGCAACAAAAAAAGCGGTTGCAAAAGCTGAAAAGAAAGCGGTCAAAACAAGACTTTCTGGAATCGAAGGAATCGCTGCTCACCGTGCCGCTCAAAACTCTTAAATATATGGCTTTTAAATTAACAAATAAACATGAAATTGAAGCCGCAAAGACAACGGCTCAAGACGAAAAGAAAACAGTTAAGTTAAAAAGCGATACAATCGAGCAAGATTATAAGCAAGGTAATGTTAACTTGAGATTCTTAGCAAATAAATATAATAAAACAATACAACAAATAAATAAAATAGTAACTAACAATTAAAACAATAAAAAATGGCATTTGATTTAGCAGGATTATCGGCTTATACCGATGAAAACAAACTACCTTTAGTAAGACAATCTTTACTTGACGGTAAGACAATAAGTATGATAAACGTACAACCGGACATTAAAACGTCTGCACCAATTAATATTTTTGACACTACTCCGGTGTGGCAAGCGGGTGCATGTGGTTGGAACGCAAGCGGAACAGTTACGTTAACGCAGAGATTAATTACAGTTAGTAAGATTAAGAATAACGACGCTGTTTGTGTTGACGATTTAGAGGCTTTCTATACTCAGGCATTAATGAAAGGCGGTTCTTATAACGAAGATATGCCATTCGAGCAATTATATGCAGAAAGTTTAACGGCAAAGACTGCTAAATTTATGGAAACTTTAACATGGCAAGGAGATACAACAGGAGCAGGTTCTTTAGTGTTGGCTGATGGTCTTATTAAAATTATCGACGCAGAATCTACAGTTGTAACAGGTACAGCGAAAGCAATGGATGCTGCTAACATTATCGACGCAGTTGATGAAATGGTAGCTTCTACTCCTGAAGACGTTTTGGCTTCAGAAGATTTAACTCTTTTTATGGGATACGATAAATTTAGAGTTTATACAAACGCTTTAAAGGCTGCCAACATGTTTCACATTGATACAATAGAAGCTAAGAACTGGGAAATCATGGTACACGGTACAAACGTAAAAGTTGTCGCTGTTCCTGGATTAAACGGTACAGGTGCAGGAGCAGGTAGAATGTTTTTAGTAGAGCGTTCTAACTTGTTTATGGGAACAGATATGTTAAACGATGCGGAACAATTTTCTATTCGTTATTCTGAAGACAACGACGAGGTTAGAATTAACCAAAAGTTAAAAGTAGGTTTTCAAGTTGGATTCCCTAACAGAATTGTTTCAAACTAATATTAAAGGGGAGGACATTAGTTCTCCCCATTTTACACACTAAAAAAAATTATTAATTATGTCATGTATTTTAGACGGTGGTATTCCAATCGGATGCACCGAGTCTACAGGTGGACTAAAAAATGTATATATAGGGGCTTTTGACGATGCGACTGCCTTCTCATATGATTCTTCAGATGAAATTGCAACGATTACTTCTACAGAAACATATTATACATTTAAGTTCAAACCACAAAGCGGCTCACAAAACGAAGAGGGAACGCATTCTATTGAGAATGGAACTACTTTTTACACTCAAATCTTAGCGTTGACATTTCACAAAATGGATGCTGCTAAAAGAAATAAAATTTTAGACCTTGCAAAAGTATCGGCTCACGTTATTGTTGAAACACAAAATGGGGACTATTGGTTCTTAGGACTTAAAAACGGTGTAGATTTAACATCTTCTACGTCTTCTACGGGTCAAGCCTATGGAGACTTAAACGGTTACACTTTGACATTAACAGGTTTAGAGCCTAGAATGGCACACAAAGTTAGTCAGACTGCATTTGATTCTTTGACTATAGCGGTTTAAGAGATTAAAAAATAACTACAAAAGCCTTTCTATTAATAGAAAGGCTTTTTTTATATCTAATAATAAGGCGTGTTTGAATTAAAGTAAATAATTAACTTATAGTTATATGAAACAAATAAAAAAACAATTCCAAAACAAAACAATGTCTAACGGATTGCTTGGAGTTTTTAACAGTTCAGATATTACCCCTTTAAATATAGAAAAGTATTTAAAGGGTGGTTTTGCTCACATCTTCGAAGATGTTATCGAGAAAAAAAATAAAAAGAAATCTAAGTAAAATGATTCTATTAAATCAAAATACTTCAAATACTATAGTTTTGACATTAAAGGAGAAGACCTCCTTTTCAAATCCTTACTATTTATTTGAATTTATTTGTGATAATACTAAGGAATACACATATTTTACAAGCGTAGACACATCTACAAATAAGAGTCGTTTTAACAGCTTTATTTTAGAATTAACTACTAGCACTCCCGATTTATTAAATAGTGTTTTAAACTACCCTTTAAACGGGTTCTATTCCTATAATATATATTCTCAAGTATCGGCATCTAATTTGAATGTTGATAATACAATAGAGATTGTGGAAAGTGGCAAGGTTATTGTAAGAGGAGATAGCATTCCTAGTAAAACAATTTACTCCGGAGGTCAAAATAATAAAATTGTATACAATGGATAACATCAAGATAGATTCTCAAGAAAATAACGCTCCTTTTTTTTCGTTTAGCATAGAGAAAAAAGAAAATACTCCGGTATTTGCAGAAACAAAGGCGAATTGGATTAATTACGGAGACGATAATCTATATCCTAGTTATTTAATTGACTTAATGAATAAAAGTTCAAAGCATAATTCATTGATAAAAAAGAAGGTTAATATGATAGCGGGAGCGGGATTTGTTCCTAATGCTGTATTGTCTGATTTTGTTCAAAACATTCACGGCGACGAGGACATGGAGGATATATCCTTTAAGTTAGCTTATGATTTAGTTACTTACGGAGGTTTTTCTATGGCTATAACGTGGGACAACGAAAGAAAGGGGATAGCCAGGAAAACTTTCATCGACCATTCTAAGGTTAGATTAGCAAAAATGTTAGTAGAAGCAAAAGACGAGCCTATAAAAGGAATGTATAAAATGCAACAAGACGGAGTTGACTTTTTTTATACGTGTTCAGATTGGAAACAATATAGAAAAGAAAAACATACTCCGGAATTATGGCAGGGCTTTCACGAATCATACAGGTCAAACCCTACGCAGTTAATTAGCGTTAACGAATACCGTGCAGGAGTTGACTTTTACACGTACCCGGACTACATATCTGCGGTAGATTGGATTGAATTAGACAAAGAAATTGCAAATTTTCATTTGTCTAGCGTTCACAACGGGTTTACCCCTTCTATGATAATATCGTTTAAAGGCGGAGTACCAACAGAAGAGGCACAAAAGGACACAAAAAAGAAATTAAAAAAACAATACGGCGGAAGTGACAACGCTAGCGAAGTGTTTGTTACATTTTCAAAGAACGCAGAGTCCGCCCCGGAATTTATACCTATTAATCTTAACGCTTCGGACGATAGATTCATACAATTAGAGGAGCAAATCCAAGCCAATATAATTATCGCACATGGAGCATCTCCAATAGTTGCCGGTGTTGCTGTAGCGGGTAAGATGGGGTCATCTGCGGAAGTCCTAGAATCTGAGGAGATGTTTCAACACAATGTTATTGACGCAAAACAAAGCATAATAGAAAGACAATTTAACAGACTTTTAAATGTATCAGGTATAAATGAAAAGATTGAATTAAGAGGGATACAGTCATTCGTAGAAGAGGATACAGAAGTAGAAGAGGGTGTTGTAGTTGATGTAGAGGCGGACGCAAAGGCTAATCTTCGTGGGTCTGTAGGTGGTGTTAATGGAATTTTAGATATTGCATCGCAAGTATCTGCCGGAACTGTAAGCGTTGAGGCAGGAAAAAGTATTTTAGAGATTATTTTCGGACTTTCTCCCGCCGACTCTAATCGCATATTAAACGGGACTAAAATTGTAACAGATGCCAACGAATAAAGTATTGTTTATATCCGCAAACTATTTGCGTTCTAACTCAATTATAGGAGGGAATGTAGACTCTACACTCCTAGAGCCTTATATCACGATGGCTCAAAATATTCACATAGAGGCTATTCTAGGAACTAAACTATACGATAGTTTAATCCTAAATATATCTTCGTTATCTGTTGTAGATAAGTTGTTAATGGATAACTTTATACAGCCGGCATTGATTCAATGGGCAATGTATGAAGGTCTTCCGTTTATAAATTATAAGTTCACGAACAAATCAGTAAGCACTTCGAGTTCCGATAATAGCGACCCTGTAGGTCTGGAGGAGATTCACTATCTTCGACAATCTGTTAAGGATGCGGCAGAGTATTTAAGCGAAAGGACTACAAAATATTTAAAGGCAAATTTAACAGATTACCCGTTATATTCAAGTAATGGGGATAAAATTAACGAGATACATCCTAATAAGGACAATTTTAACAGCGGTATAGTATTTGACTAATGGAAAAGATAGACAAGGACAAAATAGATAAAATATACGATGCGATAGTAGGTAGTGAGTTACAACCTAATGGTTTATTAGATAGAGTTGATAGGCTTGAGAAATGGGCTTCTAGTGTTAAGAGGTTCACATGGATTGCGACGGGTATACTTATTGCGGGGAGTGCGATTATAAAACTTTTAAAAGGATGAAAAATTTAATATCTAATATTTTAGGGATTTTTGTAATATTCGCCGCAGTATTTGGCGTATTAAAATTGGAACTAGACATTCCGTCCGCAGCTTTTCTAGTTTTCGTTGGAGCGTGTTTTTTTTACTTTGAAAATACAGCTATTAAAAAACATTTAAGAAAAATAATAAAAAAATATATATGAAGATAGAGCTAAAAGACATTTTAATAATCATTTTAATAACCTTTATAGGTTATTTTTTGGTTTTTGGTGGTAAAAAAGGAAAGAATACACATAGCAGTTCTTTAATAATTGAGGAGATACACGACACCTTTATAAAATACGACACAATAGTATTGAAACAACTGATTTCTGTAGGTGTAAATACTACTAAAAAAGATACAGTCCTAGATTCTGCATCGTATATTTTAAAGGAGTTCAGGTATGAAGTTAACGATAGTTTATTAAATGGCACGCTATTTGTAACATCGGTAATCAAACCCGAAGTAAATTTTAAATACCTAGTGAAAAGTTTTAAAATTAAAGATTCGACAATAACAAAGCCACAAACAAACTACAGCGGCTTATTATACGGCTTATCTTTAGCGGCTAAACCTTTTGGGACGGAATTATATTTAGACTTTGCAAAGAGCTTTAAAAATGGCAATCAAATTAACATGTCTTTAGGAAGGCATTTTGAAACGAAGCAAACAGTTTTTAAGGTGGGGATATTAAAAAAATTTTAAAACCTTTAAATATGCAAGTAGGATACAGACCAAGATTAACCTCTAAGGAGCAAGAACTAATAAGAAAACATCGAACCGAAATAGTAGAAAACATCCTAGTGATAGGAGATTTACACGAGCCGTTTTGTTTAGATGGGTATTTAGAATTTTGTCAAGAACAATATATAAAACATAACTGTAATAAGGTTGTTTTTATAGGCGATGTAATAGACAACCACTATAGTTCATACCACGAAACAGATAGTAATGCTTTGGGTGGAGGCGATGAGTTGGAACACACCATTAAAAAGATTGCTAAATGGTATAAGGCTTTTCCAGAAGCTGACGTTACATTGGGAAACCATGACAGAATTATTATTCGTAAAGCTCAAAGTTCTGGAGTACCTACGAAATGGATTAAAGATTTTAGCGAAGTGTTAGAAACTCCCGGATGGAATTACTGCACGGAAGTAATTTATAACGATGTTAGATATGTACATGGGGATAAATCAAGTGCAGCAAAAACAGCTTATAAGCGTGACATGATTAGCACAGTATCCGGTCACTTTCATACTCAATTCTATTGTGAGTGGAACTTCGGAAAAAATGCCGCTATCTTTGGTATGCAGGTAGGATGTGGAATAGATTCTAAATCTTATGCTATGGGTTATATGCAAGGCGGTAAAAAGGAAGCGATAGGAGTCGGTTTAGTATTGGACAATGGGAAACAACCTTTTGTTGTAGCAATGGACTTAAATTAATAATATGAGTAAATTTAAAAAAGACCCTACACTAGTCGTGATACATTGCTC